TTGCTTACCGATACAAAACTGAAAAACCTGAAGCCACAGGAGAAACTGTACAAGGTTTCCGACCGTGACGGGCTGTATGTCGCCGTGCTCACGTCAGGCTCTGTCTCGTTCCGCTACGACTACCGCATTAACGGCCGCCGGGAAACGCTGGTGATCGGCCAGTACGGTCGTGACGGTATCAGTCTGGCGGAAGCGCGCGAGGAACTCATTGCCGCCAAGAAGCTGCTGAAGTCAGGCCAGTCGCCTGCTGCGGCGAAACGTGACGGTATCAGGCAGATCGCCGGAGCCGAAACATTCGCGGTATATACCGACGCCTACATGAAGCACGTCACCCTGGCAGACAGTACCCGCGCCATGAAGCAGGCGGTTATCGAACGGGATATCCTACCGGCGCTCGGCAACAAGATGATGACTGAGATAACCACCAGAGTGGTGCGCGACCTTTGCGATCGTATCGTAGAGCGTGGCGGCCGGGCGACGGCGATTCAGGTCAGGGAGATAATCAGCAGCGTCTACCGGTACGCCAATGACAGAGGTCATGGCCTGTTCAATCCGGCGGCAGACATTAAGCCATCATCCATCGCCATGTTTAAGCCGCGTGAGCGCACGCTATCACCGGAAGAGATCGGATTATTCTTCCGCGCACTGGATGACGTCGGTGCTATGGGCTCCATGAAGATGGCTCTTAAACTGGTGCTGCTGACGCTGGTGCGCAAAAGCGAATTCACCTTTGCAACGTGGGATGAAGTCGATTTCAAAAAGTGGACGTGGACGATTCCCGCAGACAGGATGAAGGCCGGGCGCGCGCATGTGATTTACCTGCCGAAGCAGGCTCAGGATTTGCTGGTGGGTTTGCAGATGTGCGCCGGTGGCAGTGAGTACCTGGTGCCCGGGCGCTACAACTTCCGCAAGCCGTTATCGAACGCTGCTCTAAACTCGCTGATAGACCGGACCGTGGATGCCATAAACAAAGACGGAGAGAAAATTCAGGACTTCACCGTGCATGACCTGCGCCGGACGGCCAGCACGCTACTGCACGAAGCGGATTACCCTTCAGACTGGATCGAGAAGGCACAGGCACATGAACAGAAGGGCGTGCGAGCGGTGTACAACAAAGCGGAGTATGCCAGGCAGCGAGCCTATATGTTGCAGCAGTGGGCGGATATGATTGATGCATGGATTAACGGGGAGCACACCGATCTGGTGCCGTTCTCCCCGTCGAAGTTTGAGAAGTGGATGGAAACTGTATAGCCGCTTGTTTAGGTTAATGTATCGGTGTAAATGAAAAATCATTGTCATGCTCAACGTCATCATGGACATAAACATAAAACGTATCCATGCCATCGTTGAGCGCGATAATCTCTCCGTCATCGCCAACTTCAGGCTTTATCATCCGCTGACAATATGGGCAATAGAAACCATCCTTATGGTCTTGCACCTCTTTACTCATGCTGCACGCTCCCGGCCCTGGTTGTCTGTTGGTGACAGCGGAGCATTTGCGAATGCCCGCGTCATCCCGGCGATATCCAGCGCGTAGCCAGGGTGCAACTGCACCGCCGGTCCTTCGCACTGGTTTCCCCAGACATCAAAGCCATGCGACGACTCGCGGGCAAAAAGCTCAATTCGCGGCACATCGCCCAGCAACTGCACCAGTTTTTCCCGGATAACGTCCGGCTTGCGCGAGTTATCCAGGCGTGGCGCCGTGACGTGCTGGCAGATTGAGGCGTCCATGCGCGCCGGCAGTTTTCCGCGTACCGCAAACAGGCAGTCTTCGCTGTTCGCCCGGGTCATATGGCCCATGCCGATCGCGCTGTTGCCTTTGTGCTTATTCGTCTTGTGCCAGGTGAATCCTTTCATCGTCATCAGTTTGAAACCCCATGCCTCAACAACCTTCAATGCCTCAACCGGCTGGGTCGGAACCCACCACATAGCCAGCAAGCAATCGTCAGCGGCAAGATCCCACACTGGCAGGCGGCAGATATCCAGCACGCTCATGACAGGGTATTTGAACCCGGCGCCGCGGTTCCCATCAGCGGCTTTGTCGCGGTATGTCCAGGGAGGATCTGCGTAGATAAGAGTGTATTTACCGGTCATGCTTCACCGCCTTCAGACTTCTCAGCTTCTAAAGCAAGAGACTCCAACTTATCCATAAACATTGCAGACAGCATTGCGTACTCCGCGTCTGTTGCTGCTGGCATTGGAACAAATCGGATGCCGAACGAGGCGAGCATATTTGCAGCCTCGAGGCACTTTCTTAAATCTGCTGGTGCTGCTTTGTTCATGCTGCCACCTTCTTGCTGTTCATCAACTCAGCCAGGCGCTGAGCCTTTAATGGGTCTCTGATAACGTCACCGCTTGGTGCTATCCATCCACGGCGATTAATGGAGTAAGGCAGCGTTACACTGCCAACTGTGATACCGTCATGCGGGTTAGTCATACACCACCCCGCGACATCCGATCCCGCTATATTCACCCTGGCGAATGTGGTTGCTCATAGTTATGCATTGCTGGCGGCGCACCGCGATGCGGGCGCGCTCCACTTCACCTATTGCAACATCCATGCACTGAAGCCAGAGACGGGCAGCAATGCGGTAATGACCTCTGTTTTCGCGGTCAATGGCCCGACTTTCAATTTCCATTGCTTCAGGCGTTACAGCGACAACTTTGCCAGGGCTGCGCTGAGAAACTTTGTTCATGTGATACTTTTCAAGACGGGTTAGCTTTTTCACTTTTCAATCCCCCTTAACTGATTACCGCCGCCAGCCACATCAGGTAGGCGATTACGGTCAGATACAGGTACACATCTGACCATCTCCCAAAATGCCTCTTCAGCGCCGTCATGCTGCTGCGCTCACCGGGCGATAAACGCGGCGGTCAACTGGCGGCTTTTTTCCGGTAAACGTTGCCGGGCTTGCCGCCTTACGCTTATCGAGCCAGGATTCAACTTCGCTCTGGTCCCACGCACAGCGGCGGTCGGTGATCCAGAAACGGGACGGGAATTCTCCAGCCTGTTCCAGGCGGTCAATCGTGCTCCATGACAGTGGCACCACCGCCAGGAGTTCCTTCTTACCAAATGCACCTTTCATAAAAACCTCTCGTGGTTGCAGGTGTGGCGCCGTGGCGCCACGGTGGTGATTACATAGGGACTTCGTTCAGCTCATCGCGGCGGACGTTGTAAACGTCTTCTGCCATTTCAAGCCATTTACCGGACAGCGCATCTTTTGCACCAGGACGCTTTTTCCCGTCAGGCCATACCCCGCCGTTGAAGATCAAATTCAGCTTTTCTACGCTCTCAGCTTTGCCAGCCGCATCAGTGAAAGACATCAGCATCTCATCTGGATCGCGGTCGTCGCTGCTCTTCGGCTTCTCTTCCTGGTGCTGCTCAGGTTTAGAGTTGATCAGCTTGTTCATGCCTGATGCGGTGGCTGGTACTGGCGTGATATCGCGTTCAACGCGCGGTGCCGTCTCCTGCAATTCGTCAGGGGTGTACACGCCAAGAAGGACGTCAGGGGCATGAAGACGCGCCCAGCGCTTAACGCAAAGATATGCGAGCTGCTGGCGAGGATCCTGCTCCCAGAGAGGAGAGTTGCGTACTCCTGCCTGGGCCATGCTGATCGTCAGTTCGCGCGGCTCTGACTCTCCTTTGAGGGTTGCCGACACTGTTACGGTGAGGTTCGGCGATTTGTCGGATTTCCCGTTTACTTTCGACCAGTCACCATCCCAGCGATAATTCAGGCGGGTGGCCAGCAGATTGGAGGAGGACACAACCGCGTTCACCAGTTGCGCTTCGTAGCCCAGGGTACCGTTGACGACGTGAGTTTTCTGCGCCACGGCGAACGGGTTCATTCCCCACTGCGCCGCCTGCATGGTCACGGCCAGGCAGTCAGCAGGCTTTCCTGCCAGGTGCGCAGGAACCGTGGCCTTACTGTCAGCCATCAGGGTTGCGAAACGCACAAGGCGGTCCATACCCTCAGGACTGAAGATTGCCGCGGCGGTACCGACGGTAGCGCCAGGCTGCGATGTGATTGCGATGTCGTTGCTCATACGTACATATCCTGTTTGCGTGCCCACTCAGGGCGTTTAATAATTTCAAATCCACCCCAGTCGCCTGTTTCTCGGCACTGGTGGTAGGTATTCAGATCCCTGCGGAACAGCGCGTGCCCGGCATCGACGTCCGGCGCATCCAGTTCGAACACACGCACGGGGTATCGGCCGCAGTCGATGGTTTCGCTTACTGCCAGGAAGAAGAAGCCATGTGGTTCGCCGGTGGTCTGCTGCACGCCTTCGCGGTACATGGCGTCCTGTACGTGGTACCGGAATTCCTCTACGTGTCGTGAGAACCGCTCCATGTCGGCAACCTTCTTCACGTCCAGTAGAACCGGATGATTCTTCAGTCGCTTATCCGGGCGAATGCGGCACAGTTCACCAGTCTCCGGATCCGTCCAGTAATGCGATGCTTCGCAGAATCCTTCCGCTTCCAGAAGCCACCTCGCAGCCGGGTGGGCCATCGCGCTGTCGCGCATCAGTTGCAGTTTTCGTCCCTGTTCTGCGTCCATCACCGTCATGCCCATGCCAGCAACATCATTCAGGAACGCAGCTTCATCCTCTTTGCCTGCTGTCGTGCGGCGGTTGAAATGCGGCGCCACGATGAAGCGCTTATCGAACTCTTCCGGCTCCAGCAGCAGGCAGTGCAGTGCGGTGCCAATGTCCAGCGCTTTCAGTTTTTCGGTGTCGACCGGCGCTGATTTTTGCCATTGCAACAGAGCCGGGCTCAGTGAAACCATATCCAACTGAGACTTACTCACGCCGTCACCGGCGTGGTAGTCCTCGTTGCTGATGTCGAAATAAATACCTGGTTTCATGCCGCGTTCCTCGCCGTGTCAAGTTGGTCAGCCAGATCCCACTTGGCAATAACGCCAGTCAGCTCGCGCTGGTATGCGGCGAGAAGCTCTTCAAACTCAGGGCTCATCATCAGTTCTTCAAGAACCTCACGGCGTACGCCTTTGCGCTCCAGTTCGTAGAATGGCGATTGCAGTTTGAGATGACTGATTGCGTCGATAAGCTCTACCTGGCGCTCGTAGTGCAACTGGCTCAGCTGATAGTCGCTGCCGATGCTGGTCATGATTTTTTTCAGGTTGTTAATCTGCTGGATGTTCATACGCACCTCAGTACTTGATAGAGATTGCAGAAACCTTCCCGCTGGCGATGGCGATCAGTGCTTTCTCTGCCATTTCCTGCGAAAGACCGCTTTCAACCAGGTCTGCGATAGCCTGGCGATTGATGGTGCGGCGGTGCTCTTTGTCAGCAGCACGGCGCGTTTCTTCATCGGCAATGCGTTTCTGTTCTGCCAGGCGTGCGGCTTCCGCTTCTTCCTGGCGGCGGCGCTCAGCTGCGATAGCAGCGTTCTTTTCCTGCTCAGCTTTTTCCGCAGCAGCTTTTGCTTCACGCTCTGCTTTCTGCTGGGCTTCAATTTTTTCGCGTTCTGCGCGTTCAGTTGCAGCTCTGGCTTCAGCTTCACGTCGTGCAGCAGCATCAATCTCGGCCTGTGCTTTTGCTTCTGCATCACGCTTAGCCTGCTCTGCTGCCTCCCGGCGGATAGACTCTTCACGTTCGAGGCGTGCTTTTTCTTCTGCCTCTTTACGCAGGCGTTCCAGCTCAGCAGCTTCGTGCTCGCGCTTTTGCGCTACTGCCAGAGATGCTTCCAGTTGCTGAATGGTTGAATCCTTAGCAACACCAGCTTCTGCTGTGCGCTCCTGCCAGCTGTCATCCAGCACTACGGATTTAGCTTCCTGAATGCGCGACTGAATATCAGTGGATGGAAGGTAGTTGCCGGCAGCGTCGATCACGTCAGACAGCGAGCGCAAATCTACAAGACGCTGTTGCAATGCTTCAGTGCGAGCCTTTTCCTTGTCTTCCCATTCAGTAAGAGGGCGGCGTACTTCATCGCGAATCTGATCGCATTCGGTCACGAATCGGCGCAGTTCGGCTTCAACAACTTTCGGTTGTTCCTTCAGGCGCTTCAGATAATCACGACCTGGTTTTTCAACAGCAGTTTTGCTGCGGGATACCTGGGCTGACAGCGATGCGATACGGGCGCGGCCTTTAGCGGTGCTCAGGTCAGGAACTTCGTTAACGCCATTACGGATCTGCTCGAGAAACTTTTCCAGACCGTTTTCAACGTAAATGCTTGGCGCCAGGTCCGGCGCGATTTCGATGATTGCTAATTCACTCACTTGCTCACCCCCATATCCATTTCAGTTTTGACTGCCATCTTGGTGACGAACGCCCAGTTGATGGCCTCATGCAGAGTGCGGCACTTGGTGCTCATCAGCCCGCACGCCGTAACGCAGTACCAACCGTTGATGATTTTCCACTGCATAATTCGTTACCTCAGTGTTACCGTTGAGGTAATAATTATCCCTATGTGGTTTGAAGTCAATAGGTATGATTATAAAAAATTACCCATAAGGTAATTGTTATGGCAATAAAAAAGCCGCTCAATGGCGGCTTAGTATCTGAAATGTATGATTTTACTCTTGCGTTTTACCATTCTGAACAATCACAAAATCGACATAGCTCTCAATCTTGCTTTTCTCGCTCTCAGGTAACAATGCGTAGCGGGCCCGGTCGTAATGAATGGTTGCCGGGTCGCGGGGATGAATGAGCAACTCATAGCCACGGCGCCCGAACGCGCTGGCGATGGACTCCAGTGTGGAGATCGAAACGCTAACCTCATTGTTCAGCATTCTGTTGATTGTCGCCTGGGCAACGCCGGACGCTTTTGACAATTTACCCTGAGATGAAAGGTCGCGGTTGTTCTGCATCCAAGATTCCAGGTTATGCGCCGCCAGCTGGCCGATATCTGACGGGGTAATCTCTTCGTGTACGATAGCGACAGCAGACAGAGAATGGTCGATATCCAGCCAGTTTGTTGGCTTGTTGGCTGCCTTCTCAATCTTGCGCGCCACCGTGTCGCCGACAACCTTCTGACCACGCGCCCAGCGATTTACCAGGTTAGCCTGAGTTTCCAGTCTTTCCGCCAGACGAGTCTGCACCCCGTTAAAATCACGGTCGATGATATCGTTAATATTCTGCCTGCGGATATCCTGAATACTTTTCATGCTCTGGTTAATCGCCTCATATATGAATCAGTTAGTGAATCAATTAAAAGCGATTTTACCTGTAGGGTAAATGCACCCCACAGGTAACAAACCTTGATTTTTATTACCTTCTGGGTGAATATTTGTTATCTGAAATTAATATCAGGCAATAGCTATGAGCGAGAACGAAAAATTCGACTTCAAAAAACACTGGTTGCAACTCACTCCTGATGAGCGAAATGCCTTTGCTGACGAGGCCGGGACGACTAGTCATTACATCCAGACGCATCTGACAGGGCGGCGGAAAATGCCCGGTAAGACATTGATGAATGGGCTATTTAAGGCATGTAAACAACGCGGATGGGTCAGAACAAAGCCGGAACTGGCTATCTTTTTCTACGAATAAAACCTCTTTCAAACCCCCATCAGGCCGCCTTCTGGCGGTCTTTTCATATCTATTCAGCCCTCTCAGGTAATAATGATCCGAATATGGTTGATCTTTTTTCGGCCATCGCACAAAATTACCGATATCCATAACCAAACATGAGGCCGTTTTCGTGAAAATTGTCACCAGAATGGAGGCCGCTAAGGCTGGCCTGAACAGATTCTACACCGGCAAAGCCTGCCGGAATGGTCATAAGGCGGAGCGCTACGTACTGAATGGCACCTGTGTTGAGTGCGCACTTCAGAGCGCAAACCGTCACCGCAGCGAGTTCTCTTCCGCTCTCAAATCCGCACGGGGTGAAGCATGAAACCCGCAGCGTATTACAACGAAATCGACCCATTTGCAGCGCAGTGGCTGCGTAACCTGATCGCCGGCGGCCATATCGCCCCGGGCGAAGTTGATGAAAGGAGTATTGAAGATGTCAAACCTGACGACCTGCGAGGATTCACACAGTGCCACTTCTTCGCCGGAATTGGCGTCTGGTCTCATTCCCTGCGCCTCGCCGGATGGCCTGACGATAAACCAGTCTGGACTGGCTCCTGCCCGTGCCAGCCTTTCAGCGCGGCAGGCAAAGGAGATGGGTTTGCTGACGAGCGGCACCTTTGGCCCCACTTCTTCCACCTCATCAGCGAGCGCAGACCTCAGCATGTCTTTGGCGAACAGGTTGCAAGCGGTAACGCAAACGCATGGTTCGACCTTGTACAAGCTGACCTGGAAGGAATGGGATACGCCTTCGGGCTTGTGCCGTTTGCGGCAGCGGGCGTCGGTGCGCCGCACATCAGAGAGCGGGCCTACTGGGTGGCCAACGCCAGTAGCGAATACGAATCCGCAGCCGGAAACGAAACGGGGATTACAGCACGTCTCCGGAGCAGCTCGACTGACAGGCTGGCAAACACCGGTGGCGAACGACTCAACCGGGTCGACTCATTGCTACAGTGGGAAGAATCAGAACGGGCAACCAAAAGTGTGCTTGAAGCTGCCGGGCACAGCGTTACTGGCGGGATGGGTTACGCCGACAACTCGCGACTGGAAGGACACATCAGGGATGACAGCGCAGAGGGAAGGGAAAGAGCGACTGGATCAGTTACCGCGCCAGGCTTACACAGCAGGCCCATTGAGGTTAACGGTTTTTGGCGAGATGCGGACTGGGTCTTTTGTCGAGATGGGCAATGGCGTCCAGTTGAATCCGGCACATTCCCGCTGGTTGCAAGGTTTGCCAAAAGCCTGGGACACGGTAAGTCCTCATTACGAGCAATGGCTGGACGCAACCGCACAGGCCGACTTAAGGGCTACGGTAACGCCATAAACGCACAGGCCGCATCTGAGTTCATCCGGGCTTATATGGGAGTGATCTGATGGCACGTATACGCACGATTAAGCCTGAGTTCTGGACCGATGAAGATATGTCAGAGGTATCAGAGGCAGCATGCCTTTTGGCGATCGGCCTTCTTAATTACGCCGATGATGAAGGGTATTTCAATGCCAACCCGAAACTGATTAAAGCTGCAATTTTCCCTATACGGGAGCAGTCCGGTAGCATTCCGGTACTGATGCGAGAGCTTTACAGCGTGGGATATATCAGCCTGTTTTCCGGCCATGATGGCAAAATTTACGGACTTGTGAATAACTTTGCCAAACATCAGGTCATCAACAAGGCTAAAAAGAGCATTATCAAAGACTTATGTGTGTTACCGTATGATTACGGTACTGATACCGAACAACTACCGCCTGGAAGGGAAGGGAAGGGAAAGGAAGGGAAAGGAAAAACCCCACTCATAGGAGGCGAGCAAAATTCACCTGTGGATAACTCTGCTGGTGGCGGTGAACCAGATCCGGATGCGAACAACGCGATGCTGAATGGCTACGTTGCTCCTGGTGGAATGGGTGAGTTTGGGAAATTCCAGATGCACGACAACTGGAAGCCGGATCCGCAGTTCGCCAAGAGAGCTTCTCAATGGGGAATAAACCTGAAGACGGAAATCACACCGTTCGAGCTGGCAGAATTCATCACGTACTGGAAAGCGGAGGGCAAGGCATTCCATCACGACCAGTGGCAGCAGAAGCTGGCGAGAAGCGTGCAGCAGTCCAGGGCAAGGCCAGCTGCCCAGCAGCAGAGAAGGGATATCAACGACGTTCCGGAGCCAGACAAGACAATTCCAGAGGGATTCAGGGGCTACCAGGCCACATAGCAGCACCAGCGCGGCAGCGCATTTTTTTACGCCTTCATAATTACCTTGCGGGTAACGAAATGTGCGCATTGCTATTGATTTTAATTCATATATGGATTTAAATTACCTAGGGGGTAAATCATGACGGCGATTTTAGGGATTGACCCGGGATGTAGCGGAGCGCTGGTTCTCGTCACTGAACAGGGCGGATACATCCACCATCTGGCAATGCCAACCATCAAGGTCGGCACAAAGTCCAGAGTCAACGGTGCAGCGGTGGCGGCATGGATCAGGCAGTACGGAATAACGCACGCTTACCTTGAGCAGGTCGGTGCAATGCCAGGGCAGGGAACGGCGAGCATGTTCACGTTCGGTCATGCAGCTGGTGTAGCTGAGGGGATCCTACAGGGGCTCAACATTCCGTACACGCTGGTAACGCCGCAGGCCTGGAAGAAGTCAGCCGGGCTTATCGGTAGCGACAAAGACGCGGCGCGCAGCAGGGCGATTCAGCTTTACCCGGAGCTCAGGGCACTGGATGCCAAAGCGAAAGGCCAGGCCATCGCGGATGCACTGTTAATCGCAAGATTCGGGATCGGCGTTAAATAACGATCCTTTTTGATATCAACGTAATCAATAATTTATACAGGTAAGCGGGGGTAAGTATGGATTTTGAGAACTATAGCGGCAGAACTCTTCGTGTTTATTCGCTGACGCTCAACTTTGTCGTGGTAATCGCTGTGATTGCACTGTCGGCGTTTGGTGTCTGGCTGATTAATGAATGGGTGGCGGCATGAACATCGAAACAGTAAACGAGCTCATCGCCTCCCTGGAGAGCGCAGGCGAGCTGTCGATCAGAGAGCAGAAGTTCCTGAAGCTGGCGAAAGAGTTTCGCATTTGCAGCGCTTCACTGGATGCCGCCATAAAAACCGGGAATATGCTGGCAGACCAAAATGCTCAGCTGGCTGCGGAGAATGAGGGGATGAAGGAGTGGAGTCCTAATCCGCATAGCGCCTCGATGTTTGAGGCTATCGAGAAAGCCGAAGAGCTTATGGATGACGGAATGCCAGAGCTGGCGATGATCGAGGCCTTTGAAATTCTCAAGATGAAGCGAACCCCGGCAACAGACGCTTTCCTGGCTGAAGTGCGGGCGCAGGGTGTGGATGCTGCTATCGAACACCTGCTTAACAAATTCGAAGGCACAGGTCACATTGGCGTTCCAGTAATGGCGCTTGAGTGGTTGGCGCAGGAACTTCGCAAAGGAGTGCAGTCATGAGCGTAATCCAGTACGTCGCAAGCGATGCAGGTACGTTTCCCGAGGATGCATATTTCCTCGACCCTCGACATATCGATGAGCTCACTTCTGAGTGGGAATTTGAAAGCTTGGCGCAAGATGCTGCCCTTGATTATTTCGACAACCATGACGGTTGGGAGTCATCTTGGCCGTTGGATATCGAACTGTTCGTTGACGGCGAGAGCGTAGGTGTATTTGCGGTTGAAATGGAATATGTACCTCGCTTCAGCGCAAGAAAAAGAACGGAGGCCGCCCAATGAGCAACATCGACAAACAGGCTCTTGTCATTCCGCAGCGCGAAAAACATGACTGGAGCCAGGCGGTAATGCGTGACTGCGACTTCTGCCAGCAGTGGGCTCTTACTGTTAAGCACTCTGACGGCGGGTGCATATGCGCCAGTTGCTGCGATTCAGAATATACAACTGCACTTTCCATCGCTCTTGTCGTGGCAATGGAGCGCTCAGAAGCCGCAGAGAAGCGGATTGCTGAGCTGGAGAGTAAAGAACAGCACAGTGAACGCCAGTCAGTAATTGATGCGTTGGCTAGTTCAGGTGAGGAATGGAGTGATATCGAAGAATACATGCAGAAGTGGGACGCGGCACGCGCCGCCGCAGCCGGTAAAGGAGAGTGAGCATGACTGACAAATGCGAAAAATGCACGGTTGGGATAATCGGCACAAAACCGATTCTCGCCGGGAACTGGCGTGCTGCCGCTGCTGACTTTGACAAAGTTATCGACGACTGGAACGAGAAGACAAAGCGCTTTGCCATTCCGCACCCTGGTTTCGCTCGAAAATTCTTTTACTGCCCATTGTGCGGTAGCAAGGTTGAGGACTAACCCATGAGCACTATTACCAAAGAACGCGTTGCAGAATTCATCAAAAAACCTCTCGATAACGGCTTAACCCGTGGCGAACAAATGGAGCTGGCGCGTATCGCGCTGGCATCGCTCGAAGCGGAGGCTGTGGCGTGGCTGCTGTCAGGCGGCGGCGCAAAAAACAACGTCAGCTTCGATAGTGGCAATGCTTATGCCGACCCGCTGCGAGAAGTAACGCCGCTCTACACCGCCCCGCCAGCACCGGTATCTGTGCCCGCTGCGATGGAAATGGATGATGACTTTGACAGCGCGTTTGAACACGGAAAAGCTGTAGGCTGGAACGCCTGCCGCGCCGCCATGCTTCAGGGTGCCGATGGCAACTCTCCGGTGATTCCGGATGGTTCAAAAGAAGCGCTTTCTGATGCTGTGGCGGCTATTTACTTCAACGATAGTAGTGATTACTTTTCGGCGCTCTGGTCTGTCGTGCGGGCGCTGTCACCTGAAACAGCTGAACTCCTGGTGAATAACGAGAAAGCAGCATTTGATGCAACCAGACTTCCAGCAGCACCGCAGCAGGAGGTGAAGTGATGCCTCCAGTCAAAGTAGTAATTATCACTCTGGTCCTGATAGCTGTTGCAAGATTCATGAGCGGCGAGATGGGGGTAATTTGGTGATGCCTAACCCATTCGACTTCGTTATGTTCGTGCTGCTCACCTGGGGCGTAATCGACCAGGCAGGGTGGACATGGTGAGAAAACTCAAACAGCGGCGCTTGCGCCGCCTCAAGGCCGATATCGCCTGGTGGATGGCCGAAGCGCAGGACTGGAAGGATATCGCCATGGAGCACGCAGTTGAAATCGACAGGCTAAAGAAGTTGGTTATCCGCGTGCCGATGCCCGTGGTGGTGCCCGAGTCTGTGGCCGATGAACTGAAATTGAGAGAGGTGGGTTGATGGACTATTCACAGTTAACAGACCAAGAGATAAACATTCAGGTTGCAAGAATTATGCATCCGGGTAGAGAGGTTATCGAGAGCAAAAGCAGGACACCATCTGCATGCGTGATTGGACACCTTCCAAGTAAGTGGGTTGATTACTGCAACAACCCGGCAGACGCATGGCCGATTATCGATGACAGCAACATCGCGTTAATTCCATCAGGTGGATTTGGCTGGGTAGCTGTAAGTAATTTAACGTTAAACGGCGAATCTTCGTACATTGATGAGCGTCTTGATGATTGTTTCCAGTGTGAAGATTGGAGTGGGCTTCGTGCCGCCATGATTGTCTTCCTCATGATGCAGGAAAATCAGAATGGCTAAAACCGCAGCAGAACGCAAAGCAGCGCAGCGCGCCCGCCAGGCGGAAGCAGGTGAGCGCAAACTGGAACTGGTGCTCGACGAGCAGGAAATGGAGATGCTGGCGCGGAACTGCGCCGGGCGGCGACCCGGGCGTGACCCGTATGAACTGAGCGAGTACATTGCGCTGCTGATCCGCCAGGATGATGCCCGGGTGCGTGGGCGTATCAAAGCAATTAGTGCCAACCGGTGCGGAAGGTGCGGAGATAAATTGCCTGTTGCTGATTGCTGTCTGAAGGAAGAGGAATCATGTTGGGCGCGAATGGGCTGGCACGAAACGAAGATTGTGGTGTGACATGTCACGATAGCGCCACTGAATTGCAATGGCCGCCGACTATGGCGGCTTTGTTTTGCGTGATAGTATTACCTTCATGGTAATAAGATTACTCAGGTGGTAATGATGCTCGTGATACCAAAAACCCACAAACGCAAATCAACGCAATATAAGCCTATTACAGCGATGATGGAGGCTTACTGCCAGTCATACATTAAGACACCTGAGAACCAGACTCAGGCGGCGATTAACGCAGGATTTTCACCTAATACGGCAGCGGTCAAAGCCAGCAACATGATGCGCGACGAAAGAATCCAGAAACGAATCGCCGAGCTTATGGAGGAGCGCAACAAGCGAAACCGCGTCAGCGCTGACTACGTGCTCATGCGCCTGGTGGAAATCGACCAGATGGACGTCCTGGATATCCTGAACGATGACGGCGGGATGAAGCCAATTGCGGAATGGCCGAAGGTCTGGCGCACATCTCTCAGTGCGATGGATATCGCTACCATCAAAACGACCCAGGCCTCCCTGAAAAAAGAGAATGGCGAGGCAGATCTCTCTGTTGAGGATGTCGAGCATATCCTGAAGAAGGTGAAGTGGCCCGACAAGGTGAAAAACCTCGAGCTCATCGGTAAGCACGTCGACGTCAACGCGTTCAAAGAGCGCCTGGAGGTTTCCGGCACCGTCACCATTGCCGACCGTATGGCTGCCGCCCGCCGCCGCGTCAAAGAGCAGGCTGGTGGTGAAGAATGACAGCCGCAGCCATGTCTACGGAAGAGCAGCTCGTCGAGGATATCGCCTCGTTCACGTATGACCCGCTGGGCTATGCGCTGTATGCGTTCCCGTGGGGCGAGGAGGGCACAGAGCTGGCGCACGCCACCGGGCCGCGCAAGTGGCAGGCAGATGCATTCCGCGAAATACGAGATCACCTCCAGAACCCGGTGACGCGTCACCAGCCGCTGATGCTTGGCAGGGCATCCGGGCACGGTATCGGCAAGTCCGCTTTCATCTCAATGCTCATCAACTGGGGCATGTCGACCTGTGAGGACTGCAAGGTGGTGGTGACCGCCAACACCGACAACCAGCTACGCACCAAGACCTGGCCGGAAATCATCAAATGGTCGAACCTGGCTATCACGAAAGAGTGGTTCACCTGCACCGCAACCGCGATGTACAGCAACGACCCTGGGCACGATAAGCGCTGGCGCGCTGACGCTATCCCGTGGTCTGAGCACAACACAGAGGCTTTCGCCGGACTGCACAACGAGCGTAAGCGCATCATCGTGGTGTTCGACGAAGCCTCCAATATTGCCGATCTGGTGTGGGAAGTTGCTGAGGGTGCGCTGACGGATGAAGATACGGAAATCATCTGGGTGGCGTTCGGTAACCCGACTCGTAACACCGGTCGTTTCCGTGAGTGCTTCCGTAAATACAAACACCGCTGGAAGTGCGCGCAGATTGACAGCCGCACTGTGGAAGGCACCAATAAACAACAGCTCCAGAAATGGGTGGACGACTACGGCGAAGACAGCGACTTCGTGAAGGTTCGTGTGCGCGGGATATTCCCTGACGCGTCTGAACTTCAGTTCATCCCGACCGGTCTCACTGACGAAGCAATGAAGCGCGTGGTGACCTCGGCGCAGGTGGCACATGCACCGGTGATTATCGGCGTAGACCCGGCTTATTCCGGCGTGGATGACGCAGTGATATACCTGCGCCAGGGTCTGCACAGCAAAGTCCTCTGGACCGGAAACAAGACCACCGACGATCTGATTATGGCTAAGCGCATTGCCGACTTTGAGGACCAGTACCAGGCTGACGCGGTGTTCATCGACTTCGGCTATGGTACCGGGCTGAAATCCATCGGTGACGGCTGGGGCCGGACGTGGCAGCTAATCCCGTTCGGCGGCGGCTCGACCGACCCTCAGATGCTCAACAAGCGCGGCGAAATGTTCAACAGCGCCAAGACGTGGCTGAAGCTCGGCGGCGCGCTGGATGACCAGGAGACGGCTGACGACCTGTCGGCGGCAGAGTACAAAGTCAGGGTAGACGGCAAGATCGTCATTGAGCCGAAGGAAGATATCAAAGAACGGTTGGGCCGCTCGCCTGGCAAGGGTGACGCGCTGCTGCTGACATTTGCTTTCCCCGTTTCCAAGCGGATGCGCATTCCAGGGCAGGAGAGCCAGCAGGGCAAGGCCGTGACAGAATATGACCCGTGGAAATAACAAAGCCCGCATTAGCGGGCCTTGAAATACGGAGTGCTCAGGATGGTATCTGTCAGCTCATGCTCGCACTTTTTAACCTTCTGGAAGATGTCATTCATCTTGTCCATCACTTCCTGGTCTGCTGCTCTTCGCTTCTTTGTTCTGGCGCTCAGTCTGAGTTTTGACATGTTGACCTCGAATTAAAGCCCGCGCATCGGCGGGCTGATTGTGACATGTCACGGCGTTAAAAGCCGTCGAATTCGTCTTTTATTTCTCGCTCAGTTTCTGCTTCAGTAGATAACCTTCCAGCATCCAGATTTTATTCACCGCGTTTTCGCGGGCGATTTTACGACCGATCTCCGGGTCGAAGTTTTCTGGGCTTGCGCACGCGCTCTCGCCGGTGACAGTGAAGCCGTTGCGCAGAACCAGGACGCAGAAGGTCAGCAAGCTCAGTTGATCTGCAACGTCCTCATTAGCGAATTGCTCCCCCCATTTAGCGAAGCGTTCGCCGTCAGCAGCAGTAAAATAATGCTCGCTGGCAATAATGCTTTCAACATGGTCAGGCGTAACGCGCGGCGCGGTTAAGCCCTTAGCCTGAATTTCCTGCTCAATATCTTTATCGCTCATCATATTCACCTTAAAAAAATGCCCGGACGAACCGGGCGAATAATCAACGGAGTGCCTTCCTTGGCAGTTACGGGTTTACAGCGCAACGTCATCGGGATGGCGTTCTGCTGTAAAAAGGGCGGTGGTCAGAAGTGGGAGTAACTGCCACCGCCAAAGCTACACGCATTGCCTGGTACTGCCGTATCACGGTCCTAACGTGATTTGGTGTGTGGTGGCCGGTGCGCCGGCGATAGCGTTTGTCGCGTGCTAATAGCAACTTTCACCACAACGGAAAGAGCACTGAGTAGGGATTCGAACCCTCTACCAAGAATGGCGATCTCCGACATCGCTCAATGCTCTTACCTGTTATGGCCTCGTCTCTTCCGAGGTGTCACGCCGTATCGCCACGATGGTGAGTCGTCATGTCCGTGCATACAGAAACACTGACTTGCACATTCCGGCTACCCGCTCGGGGATAAGGAACACCAAGGAACCCCTCCGGACCGCTGCGACACATGTGCCATATGCCGTACTGCTCACACCTGGAAGCGCACTAACCAGTTTTGATTTAGCGACAAGACCTCACAGAACCGATATCGAAGTGCGCTTTCATGTTGTGTTACCTTAAGGGTAATAATTGCACAGCATTCTGTCAATATACTACGTAAAATAATCCGTATATGGTTAAATTGGTAATAATTTAATCGTGTGTGAGGTTATCGCTATGTGTATCGGCAGCAAGCCATCAGTGCCAGCGGCACCAGAAGTTCAGGCCGCACCTCAGGAGCAGGATGCCGCTGTGGTCAGTGCCCGCGATGACGAAGAGCGCCGCCGCCGTGCTGCTGCTGGTCGTAACTCGACCATGCTCACCGGTGCCCAGGGCGACACTTCCAAAGCCAACACCAGCGGTAAAACGCTGCTCGGTCAGTAACGGAGACCTGAGAGATGGCGGAAACCGAAAAAGAGCGGCTGCTGAAGCAGCTCGCACAGCTGAAGAATGAGCGCACATCGTTCGAGCCGCACTGGCGCGACCTGAGCGACTTTATCAATCCGCGCGGTTCCCGCTTCCTGACGTCTGACGTTAACCGTGATGATCGCCGCAACACCAAAATTGTTGACCCTACCGGCTCACTCGCTCAGCGCATTCTCGCCAGCGGCATGATGTCCGGCATCACCAGCCCTGCCCGTCCGTGGTTCAAGCTGGCAACACCTGACCCTGACATGATGGATTACGGTCCGGTGAAGGTCTGGCTTGAAGTCGTGCAGCGCCGCATGAACGAAGTGTTCAACAAGTCGAATCTGTACCAGTCTCTGCCTGTCATGTACGCCAGCCTGGGTACTTTCGGTACCGCCGCTATGGCTGTGCTGGAAGATGACCAGGACGTGATCCGCACAATGCCATTCCCGATTGGCAGCTACTACCTGGCGAACAGCCCGCGCGGCAGCGTCGATACCTCTTTCCGCCAGTTCTCCATGACCGTGCGCCAGCTCGTGCAGGAATTCGGCCTGGACAACGTGAGCACGTCCGTTAAGGGCATGTGGGAAAACGGCACATACGAAAACTGGATCGAGGTAAACCACTGCATCACGCCTAACATCAACCGCGACAGCGGCAAGATGGACAGCAAGAACAAGCCGTATCGCTCTGTCTATTTCGAGACAGGCGGCGACTCCGACAAGCTGCTGCGTGAATCTGGCTTTGACGAATTCCCGATCCTGGCTCCGCGCTGGGAAGTTAACGGCGAGGACGTTTACGCATCATCCTGCCCCGGCATGCTGGCGCTCGGGCAGGTTAAAGCGCTTCAGGTTGAGCAGAAACGTAAAGCTCAGTTGATCGACAAAGCCACTAACCCGCCGATGGTTGCGCCGACGTCGCTGAAGAATCAGCGCGTTTCTCTGCTGCCTGGTGATGTCACCTATCTCGACGTACTGAGCGGGCAGGACGGTTTCAAACCTGCGTACCTGGTCAACCCGAATACCGCCGACCTGCTGGCTGACATTCAGGACACCCGCCAGACCATCAACAGCGCCTACTTTGTCGACCTCTTCATGATGCTGCAAAACATCAACACCCGCTCCATGCCGGTGGAAGCAGTGATCGAGATGAAGGAAGAGAAGCTGCTGATGCTCGGCCCGGTGCTGGAGCGTCTGAACGACGAGGCTCTCAATCCGCTTATCGATCGCGTGTTCTCCATCATGGCGCGCAAGAACATGCTTCCGCCTCCGCCTGACGTTATGCAGGGGATGCCGCTGCGCATAGAGTACATCTCCGTGATGGCGCAGGCGCAGAAATCTATCGGCCTCACCAGCCTGTCGCAGACCGTTGGCTTCATTGGCCAGCTCGCACAGTTCAAACCTGAAGCGCTCGACAAGCTCGACGTGGATCAGGCTATCGACGCGTTCTCAGAAATGTCCGGCGTATCGCCAACCGTAATCGTTCCGCAGGAGCAGGTGCAGGGCATTCGTGAAGAGCGCAACAAACAGCAGCAGGCAGCTCAGGCGCTGGCAATGGGCCAGGCAGTTACGCAGGGAGCCAAGACGCTCAGCGAGACGCAGACCACTGACCCAAGTGCGCTTACCGCAATCACTAACGCAGTGGGGGCGCAGCAGCAATGACGGATTTCGACGAAGAGGAGCTGCGCATTCAGAACGAGCGTAAGAAGCACGATCTGGAGCAGCGCGAGAAGGACGACATCAAGTTCGTCATGGATAGCGAGCAGGGCCGCCGTGTTGTCTGGTCACTTCTGGAGAAAGGTCAGGTGTTCGGCGCTTGCTTCAACGTAGACCCGCACATCACAGCATTCAACGAAGGGCAGCGCAACCTGGCGTTGGTGCTGCTTCAGCGCGTCATGGCGCACTGCCCGGATCAGTATCTGACGATGGCCTCCGAGGCCAGTGAACAGGAGTAACCATGAATTTATTTGAACGTTTGCTGCATCGCCGTCTTTGCAATGAGCAACCTGCTGATGGTGGCGCTGCACCGGCACCGTCTGCGCCAGCAGCACCTGCTGCAGAAGTTCCGGAGCCTGCAGGCGAACCAGCGAAACAAGAAGGCGATAAGCCACAGCCTGGCGCTGAAGGTGACAAGCCTCAGGAAGATAAGCCCGCTGATGGTGATAAGCCAGCTGAAAAGCCAGGTGACAAAGAGCAGAAGCAGGAAGGCGCTCCGGAGAAATACGAGTTTCAGGCTGGCGAAGGCGTTGAGCTGGATACCGAAGCTCTGAAGGACTTCGAGCCGGTTGCCCGCGATCTGAACCTGACCAATGAGCAAGCGCAGAAGCTGGTGGACGCCTACCCGAAAATCCTTGCCGGTGTGCAGCAGCGTCAGGCAGAAGCCTGGCAGGCGCAGACAGAGCAGTGGGCGGCTGACGTGAAGGCTGACAAAGAGATCGGCGGCGACAAGCTGACCGCAAACCTAAGCGCTGCGCAGCGTGCACTGGAACAATTCGGCGATCCAGAACTGAAAGAATACCTGGATTCAACCGGTCTGGGTAATCACCCGGCGCTTGTTAAAGCGTTTATCAAAGTCGGCAAGGCAATGTCAGAAGACAAGGTTGTCACCGGCGGTCATGAAAGCGGCGGCAGTGACCTTATCTCCGCCTTCTATCCCAAAAAGTGAGGTATGAAAAATGGCTTTAATCGGTCAAACTCTGCCATCGTTGCTTGACATCTACAATCGTACTGACAAGAACGGGCGAATCGCGCGCATCGTGGAGCAGTTGGCGAAAACCAACGACATCCTGACCGATGCGATCTATGTGCCGTGTAACGACGGCTCAAAGCACAAAACCACCATCCGCGCAGGTATTCCTGAACCGGTATGGCGCCGCTATAACCAGGGCGTTCAGCCAACCAAAACCCAGACCGTACCAGTAACCGACACCACCGGTATGTTGTACGACCTGGGCTTCGTTGATAAGGCTCTGGCGGACCGTTCAAACAACGCCTCCGCGTTCCGTGTTTCCGAAAACATGGGCAAGTTGCAGGGCTTCAACAACAAAGTATCCCGCTATACCTTCTACGGTAACACTGATGCTGAACCTGAAGCATTCATGGGTCTGGCACCACGCTTCAACACGCTGAGCACCAGCAAAGCGGCAAGCGCAGAGAACGTATTCAGCGCCGGTGGTAGCGGCTCTACCAACACCTCTATCTGGTTTATGTCATGGGGTGAGAACACTGCTCACATGATCTATCCGGAAGGCATGGTTGCAGGCTTCCAGCATGAAGACCTTGGTGACGACCTGGTAAGTGACGGTAACGGCGGCCAGTTCCGTGCGTATCGCGACGAATTCAAGTGGGACCTGGGTCTGAGCGTGCGTGACTGGCGTTCAATTTCCCGCATCTGCAACATCGATGTGACCACGCTGACCAAAGACGCAGCAACCGGCGCTGACCTGATCAGCATGATGGTTGATGCGTACTATGCCCGCGACGTGGCGATGCTGGGTGATGGCAAAGAAGTTATCTATGCCAACAAAACAATCCACGCATGGCTGCACAAACAGGCTATGAATGCCAAAAACGTGAACCTTACTATCGAAGAGTACGGCGGTAAGAAGATCGTTTCCTTCCTGGGCATTCCTATCCGTCGTGCGGATGCAATCCTCAACACTGAATCTGCCGTAACGGCGTAAGGAGAGAGAATCATGTTGCTTGATCAACAGGCTTTGTTCTCCGCGGCTCAGGCCATTACGGCCACCGCGGTATCAACAAACGTTATTGACACCGGATCCAGTAAGGATGTCGGTAAATATGGCGATATCCCGCTGCTGATTCAGGTTGTTGAGGCATTTAACACCCTTACCAGCCTGACAGTAACGGTGCAGACTGATGACAACTCGTCTTTCAGCTCTGCAACAGATGTGATCTCCATGGTCATTCCTCTGGCATCCCTGACCGTTGGTTACAAAACGCCGGTCATCACGTTGCCGATGAAGCTGGAGCGCTACATCCGACTTAACTACACCGTCACCGGTACCGCGCCGACCACTGGCAAAGTAACCGCTGGCATTGTTGGCGGGGTGCAGACCAATGTCTAAATATCGCGTCAAAGAACGCTCCTTCATTAACGGCAAGCTCTGCGAGCCTGGCGATATTGTGGAGTTTTCCGGGGAGGCTGGCAAAAACCTTATCCCTCATAACGACGGCGATGTCGTGGTGAAGAATGACGATCTGCCAACCAATGAAGAGCTTCAGGAGCTGGACCAGCTTCGTACCATTTACGAAGAGATGTTCGGCGAAGCTCCGCATAAAAACACCAGCGCAAAAACTCTCAAAGAGAAGATTGACGCCCGGCGTAAAGAACTGGGCGTGTAAGCGCTCAATAAAGTGCTAAAAGCCGGGGCCATTCGGCCCCGCTTTTCTATGCGGAGACCTGAGAATGAAAACTGTAAACATGAAAACAGGCACCGACTCATTCGTTGGTGAAGATGGAAAACCAGAAACCAAAGATCAGTATCCGTGGGGTCTGCGCATCACGCTGGATAACGAATCTCTGCAACGTCTCGGCCTGAATGCAAAATCACTGCCAGCGGTAGGTGATAGCGTTTCAGTTATGGCAATGGCTAACGTATGTTCTGTGTCTACCCGCACCACAGATCACGGTGAAGACAACTATGTTGAGTTGCAGATCACCGATATTGGCCTGGCTCCACAGAAACGTGATGATGCCAAAGAGCTGAAAGATGCTTTCTACCCAGGCGGGGAGGATGATTAATGGCCTCAGTTATCGAAATCTGCAACCGCGCGCTGAGCAATATCGGCAACAGCCGCAGCATTAACAGCCTGACTGAAGCCAGCAAAGAAGCCGGGCAGTGCTCCCTGCACTTTGATGCGTGTCGAGATGCAGCACTGGCAGACTTCGACTGGAACTTTGCCACCAAGCGCCTGGCGCTGGCCGATACCAATAATCCGCCTCCGGACTGGGCATATTCCTACCAGTACCCGACAGACTGCCTGCGCATCACCGAAATTATGGTGCCCGGTATCCGTAACCCGACTGCCGCTATGCGCATCAACTATGAGGTTGGGGCAGATACGGATGGTACCGGAAAGCTTATCTACACCGACCAGCCTAAGGCATGGTTGAAGTACATTGCGCGCGTAACAGACGTGAACATGTTCGATGCCATTTTCATGGAGGCGCTTTCCTGGCGTCTGGCGGCTGCCATCAACATGCCACTTACCGGCAGCGCAGATCTCGGTAACAACGCACTGACGATGTACCGCAGCGTAATCCTGAGTGCTGGCTCTCATAGTCAGAATGAATCGCAGGAGCCGCAGCCGCCTGTTGATGAGTTCACCGCAGCGAGGTTGTCATAATGGCCTTCAGTTGGATCCAGCCGAGTTTCGCCGGTGGTGAAATTGGCCCGTCTTTGTACGGGCGTATCGACATGTCTAAGTATCAGGTTGCGCTGCGCAAGTGCGATAACTTTATCGTGCGTCAGTATGGCGGCGTGGAAAATCGCCCGGGAACGCGCTTCGTCGGCGAAGCCAAATACCCGACGCGCAAATGCCGCCTTATCCCTTTCCAGTTCTCGACCGTCCAGACCTATGCGCTGGAGTTCGGGCACAACTACATGCGCGTTATCAAAGACGGTGCGTATGTGCTGAACAGCAGCAATGTGATCTACGAACTGGCTATGCCGTATGCTGAGGCAGACCTTTTCCGCATCAAATTCACGCAGAGCGCCGACGTGCTTACGCTGGTTCATCCTTCCTACCCGCCGAAGGAGCTGCGCCGCTACGCGCACGACAACTGGCAGATAGTCGACGTCACCACCAAAAACGGCCCGTTCGAAGATATCAACGTTGACGAGTCGGTGAAGGTATATGCCAGCGCCAGCACCGGCACCATTACGCTGACGGCGAGCTCTGCCATCTTCAGCGCGGAACAGGTCGGTAAGCTGTTCTACCTCGAGCAGCCGGCCGTTGATTCTGTGCAGGTATGGGAAACCAGTAAAGGAACAACCATTAACGATGTTCGCCGTGCTGACAGCAACTATTACCGGGCAAACACCGGAGGGACAACCGGAACGCTTAGACCATCTCATACAGAGGGCATGTCATGGGATGGATGGGGTGGCGACACCGGCATTCAATGGGAATACCTGCACAGCGGTTTCGGCATAGCGTGTATTACAGCGGTAGCCGGTGATGGCCTTACTGCCACGGCCACGGTGATCAGTTATATCCCGTCTCAGGTAGTAGGAGCAGCAAACGGAAGTTACAAGTGGGCACGGTACGCATGGAACAGTGTCAACGGATATCCGAGCACGGTTGTTTACTATCAGCAACGTCTGTATTTCGCCGCATCTACCGCGTACCCGCAAACCATCTGGGCGAGCCGTACCGGTGACTATAAAGACTTCGGCAAGAACAACCCTATTCAGGATGACGATCGCATTATCTACACCTATGCCGGTCGGCAGGTGAATGAGATCCGCCACCTGATTGATGTCGGAAATCTGGTTGCTCTGACATCTGGCGGTGAATATACGATATCCGGTGACCAGAATAAGGTGCTGACGCCATCGGCGTTTTCGTTCAGTTCTCAGGGAAACAACGGCTCAAGCAATGTGCCGCCGATAGCGGTGGCCAATATCGCGCTGTTCATCCAGGAAAAAGGTAGCGTGGTCCGTGATCTGGCCTACTCATTCGATGTGGATGGGTACCAGGGCACCGACCTGACCATTCTGGCAAACCATCTTTTCCAGAAGCGCAGCATCGTCGACTGGTCATTCTGCATTGTGCCGTACAGCAGCGCATTCTGCATTCGTGACGACGGAAAACTGCTGGTGCTGACCTATCTTCGCGATCAGCAGGTATTCGCATGGGCGCCGCAGTCCAGCGCCGGGAAGTATGAAAGCACCTGCTCAATCAGCGAAGGCAGCGAGGATGCTGTTTATTTCGTGGTTAACCGCACCATCAATGGCCAGACAAAACGTTACATCGAACGTCTTTCCAGCCGCCTGTTTACCAATGATGAAGACGCGTTCTTTGTCGACTGCGGCCTGAGTTATGACGGGCGCAATACCTCAACACGTACTATGACCATCAGCGGCGGCAGCGGTGACTGGAGTTATCAGGTCGATTATCCGGTAACCGTGAGCAGTGGTGCTTATTTTGTTAGTACGGATGTTGGCGCTCAGATCCAGTTCCCATATTCAGAGGTGGATACCGATACTGGCGAGGCGGTAGCGAAAGAACTGCGTGGAGACATCATCTCCGTAACCAGCACCACCGCGGTGGTCGTGCGATTTAACCGTAACGTTCCTGCGGTGCTGCGCAATGCGGCCACAACAAACTGGCAGATGGCTCGTCAGACATTCAGCGGCCTGACACACCTCGAAGGCCAGACAGTCAACATTCTTTCAGACGCAAGTGTTGAGCCACAGAAAACCGTATCTGGTGGCGCTGTCACGCTGGAGTCGCCGGGCGCAGTGGTGCATATCGGTCTGCCGATCACCGCTGAATTCGAAACGCTGGACATCAACATCAACGGGCAGGAAACACTGCTTGATAAAAAGCAGGTCATCCCGACCGTCACGATGGTGGTCAACGCCAGCCGCGGCATCTGGGCAACAACGCCTGGCGGCACCTGGTACGAATATCAACAGCGCGAGTTTGAGTTTTACGATGACCCGGTTGACGATGCCACCGGAAAGGTGGAAGTGAAGATCGACAGCAACTGGGATAAGAACGGTCGCGTTAAAGTGCGGCAGCTCGACCCATTGCCACTCTCCGTACTGGCTGTCATTCCGCGCATGACGGTAGGAGGCTTCTGATGATCAATGCTCAGATTGTTCCGGCCACCGCAGAGCATATCGAGTCCATGCTGCCGCATGTCCGCCAGGCTGACGTTGATGAATTTCTGGCGACAAACGGGTGGAGCCCGCGGCGCGTACTTGAATCCGGGCTGCGCACGTCCACCTTCGCCTGTGCCGGGCTGATTAATGGTGAGGTAGTAACCATCTTCGGCGTGGCTCCGGCATCCATGATCGGCGGGAGCGGAATACCCTGGCTGGTAGGCACTGACGCACTGGAGAAATATCAGCGCACTTTCCTGCGCCGCTGCGGGAAAGTGGTCAATGCAATGCTGGCCGTATACCCGTATCTTGAGAACTATGTTGATGCCCGCAACCACACTGCGCGCATCTGGCTGCACTGGCTTGGGTTCACGATTGAAGATCCTCAGCCTTTCGGCATTCAAGGCATCCCGTTCCACCGCTTCCACATGGAGAGAAAATAATGTGTAGCCCGGCTATTGCTCTCGCTGGCGCCAGCGTCGCTCTGAGTGGCATCTCAGCTTATAACCAGTACCAGTCAGGGAAATATTCCGCAGCGGTCGCTGAGCAGAATGCGAACGTTGCAGAGGCCCAGGCTCAGGACTCTATTAACCGTGGCAATGCTCAGGCAGATGAGGTGCGTCGCCGCAATCGCCAGGCCGCCGGAACCCAGGCGGCCACGATGGGAGCAACTGGTGCGGATCTATCAACCGGTAATGCTCTTGATATCTTCGGTGATACAGCGCAGTTCGGTGCGCTGGATGCGCTGACAACAGTTAACAATGCCCAGCGTGAGGCATACGGATATCAGGTCCAGGCCGAAAACTATAAAGCCCAGGCAAGCTCTTCACGTAAGCAGGGAAATATGGGGGCACTGACGACGCTTCTCACTGCGCCTTTGCAGGCATATGGCGCTTACCAGATGGGTGGCGGAACCTGGTCGCCGTTCACGCAGAAAGCCGCACCAATCAGCGCGGCCGTCGGCACACCAACCGGGCGATAAGGAGACAGTGAAATGCCAACAGTACCAACAGTTACCGGTCGCCAGGTAGAGAGTCGCGGTTTCCAGTCTCCTGGTATTCAGGCTTTTGAGCAGCCTAATATCGGTGATGCGCTGGCGCAGGTAGGTCCAAAGGCGATCGACATGTTTGCGCAGGCCAAGCAGCGTGCAGATGTTGCCCAGGCACAGGATGCATCTTTGCAACTCAGTCAGTTTTCCAGTGATTTACTGACGAATCCGAATACCGGCCTGCTGAATATGCAGGGTAAAAACGCTCTCGGGAAAGGTCAGGAGTATACCCAGCAGTTCGATGCGCACGCAGAACAGCTTGCCATGACATTGCCTGAAGGCGCTCGAGCCGGATTTATGCTGCAGGCGCAGCAGCAGCGAATTCAGTTCACAACTCAGGCCGGGCGACATGAGATAGGCCAGCTCAATGCCTATGAGGAAGGTCAGTTCCAGGCAACTCTGGCGAATAACGGCAAACTTGCAGCATCCGCTTACGGCGACAATGCAAACTACGTGCTGTACAACCAGCAGACTTTCCAGCAGATCGACGACTACGGCGCAGCGCACGGCTGGAGTCCTGAACAGATTAACGCCAAGAAGGTCGAGTTCAAGGAGAAGGTTGCTGATGCATCACTTTCCCAGTGGTCTGCCAACAACTCTATTGAGTTCATCCAGAGCAATGGTGAACTGAGCGATACAGTTGCTGGATCCCGCCGGGCTGTGTCAGAAGGCAGTTCCAGTGATGGCGCCCGCGGCATCAGGAATAACAACCCCGGAAACCTCGAGTACAGCAAAACCAATCCGTGGGTAGGTCAGACCGGTGACGATGGTCGCTTTGCCAAATTCGAAACTCCTGAGCATGGCATCCGAGCTCTTGGACGAAACCTGCTGTCTTACCAGCGTCAGGGTATTGATACCGTCAGCGACATCATTAATCGCTGGGCGCCGCCATCCGACAATAACAACACAGATGCGTATATCAAGGCGGTCTGCGCGCAACTCGGTGTAACGCCTGATCAGCAACTCGATGCATCAAACCCTGACACCCTGAAAGCGTTATGTGGCGCTATCATCCATCACGAGAACGGAAGCCAGCCTTACACCGACCAGCAACTTTCTACCGGTGTCAGCGCGGCTATTGGCCTATCTCAGTTGCCTACCAGCACCAAACGCTACACCGGCAATGCGGCATTCGACGCTGCCTCACCAGAGGCGCAGGCAACCTTCCTCCGCCAGGCCGATCAAATCCGCAAGCAGCAGCAGGCGGAGTATCGCACCAGCATTGACAGTCAGGTCCGCGACGCAACGGCGGCTTACATACGCGGCGTCGATTTCCCCAATGCTCCAACACAGACCGAATTCCTCGCTGCCTATGGCGTGCGCGAAGGTAATCTCCGGTATACCGAGTTCAAAAACACGCAGATCGCCGGGCAGTATATTGGCTCGTTCCGCAATATGCCGACGAGCAGCATAACGGCCTACGTTGACCAGCTGAGCCCGGGAACCGAAGAAACAGGCGAGGGATATGCATCACGTGCTGAACTATTTGATCAGGTATCGGCTGCGGCCACGAAGGTGATCAGCCAGCGCCAGAACAACCCGTTCAACGCTGCGGTAGAGATTGGCGCCTATAAGCCGATCGCCAGCAACAATCCTAACGACATCACGGCAGAGGTTGCCAACCGGTTCTCATCTCAGGAGGGCCTGCGCGCGCTGGGCATCAATGCGCCCATCCTTTCCAGTGAAGAGGCCGCTGCGCTGTCTGAGCAGGTGCGCGGTACCAAAGACGTTAACCAGACCATCAGCCTGTTGCAGAGCATGGGTGAAACTCTGTCGGCTCCGGCGATGCGCCAGGTTGCTTCAGCTATCGCGCCGAACAACGCAGCAACGGCCTATTCTGCGCTGCTGCTTGGCACGCCGGACAACCAGTACGACAACACCAAGTCATCAATCGCCTACAGTCAGTTCATCGGCTACAAGCCGGCCATGAACAAATACGACGTATCGAAGGTGATTCTGGCAGGTGACCAGCTTCTGAATCCGACAAAAGCGATGAAAGACGCCGGGATAACTCCGGTCCAGTTGCCGAGCGAGGATAAACTGAAGCGTGCCTTTGACGATCAGGTCGGAAATTCGTTTGCCAACAACCCACAGGCTCGGCAGCTCAGTTACAACCTTTTTAAAGCAGCCTACGCCGGGATCGCTTATCAGTCAGGAGATGCTTCCATGACGAAAACTGATGTGGCCAACTCGGATGTAGTGGAGAAGGCTGCGCAGTACGCCACAGGAGGCGTATACAAGGGCTTTAATGGTGGTGATGTGGTTATGCCATTCGGCATGGATAAATCCACTTTCAAGGACCGCTATACCGCATCTGCGCAGCAGGCACTGAAAGATGCCGGGCTGAACGTCAACGCCGCATCAAACTTCACTCCGGTAAATATCGGCAACAATCAGTATCGGCTGGTAAGCGGCAGCGGGCGCTGGGCGACGGATCCGAAAACCAATGAAGCTATTGTCGTGAGGGTCGAATAATGTCTGATGTATTTTCTCTGGCGCCTGAAGGCCAGGCATGGACAGACGATAAAACTGCGGCCAATCCGGCACGTCAAGAAGACTACGAGCCTACATTCTTCCAGGGGTCAATTGCTGCGCCGGTGCGCGGCGTGGCTGAAGGCACAATCGGTCTTGCGCAGTCTGCCGTCGGATTCAGTAAACGCCTGATCAGCGATCCGGCATTCACTGCAGACGTAGCTCCAACGGTGAATATCTTCCGGGTTATGTTCCCGGATGCTGATAAAACGCTGAATGAAACCTATGACACGATCGGAAAGCAGTTGCAGGATGCACGCGGATACGTGAAGCCTGATGCAGGTAGCCAGGGCACCGCTGCCGAGGTACTTTATGGTCTCGGCCAGTTTGTACCAGCGATCGGTGCGACGATTGTCGGCGGACCTACAGTCGGCGCAGCCACTGCATTTAGCTCGACGTATGAGCAGTCCTATCAGGATTTTAAAGGGAAGGGCGTAGACGAGTCGACGGCGCGCAATCTGGCAACTCAGCAGAGCCTTTTCAACGCGGCTGGTATGGCCCTCCCTGCTGCCGTTGGCACCACACTGGCAACGCGCATTGCCTCAGGCGTGGCAATCAACACCGGATTCGGCGGCCTGAACCGTTACTCTGTCGGCGAAACGCTGGAGGAAAAAGGTTACACCGATATGGCGAAGCAGTACCGGGTATTCGACGGTCAGGCCATGCTGGTGGATGCGGTGCTGGGTGGCGCATTTGGTGGTGCTCATCACCTTGCCGCGAGAAATGCTGACGTGCCGCCACCGCCAGAGACTGAAGCGCCGATCCCGGCAGCAGAGGTGCAGAGTGTTCCTGATGCAACCGCAGAGCCATCGCCTGCGGCCGAAGCTACGCCAGTAACGGATGCGCCTGGCGCGCCGGTGAGATCTGATGCTCAGGCACCAGTGGCAGAGCCTGCCGCAGCGCCAGATATTCCTGCCATTAAGCCGAGCGACATCGATGCTGCCCACACACTGAATGAGGGGCTCTATTACGATCTGGAATCCTCCCCGGTCCTGCACGCCAGCAACGAAAGCATTAATAGCCATGTATCAGCTATGGATGAGGCATACCGGCAGTTGAATGACGGCCAGCCCGTTAACGTCGGAATGATGGCTCGCGGACTTGACGGCCCTGCTCGACCAGGGATGCTGGAGTCTGCAAACGAGCAATACCATGCAATGCAGCAGGTTTTCGAAGAGAATGGTGTCAGGTATGAAACGCCGCCAGAATTGGCTGGAGAAGCAATGGCGCCGCGTGCAGAAAGTGCATTCACAGCAGCAGGTGAAACTGGCGGGCAGGTCAGTGTGGATCCAGATACTGGTCAGGCGATTTCATCAAACAGTTACGACCTGATGGCGGCGCGCGATATGGCGACTACCAATCCGGATCTGACAATTACGCACCCTGACACCGGGCAGCCTGCGAAACTCTCCGATGTTCTGGCTGATTTTGACGAGCAGATCAAGACGGTGCAGAACGAGTCGAAAGTATATTCAGTCGCCGCCGCGTGCTTCCTGAGGAATCCATAATGAAACAGGCATGTGTTGAAGCCATTGCGCAGACACTGGGCCGCCAGCCAAAGGCTGACGAGCTGAAAGGTATTGAGGACCGCATTAAAGAAGCCGTGCGCCAGGTGCATAAAAAAAATGCCAGGGAAGGTAAGACTGGCATCCCTCATGCGCAGACGTATATGGAGGCCGCCGATCTTGTGCGCCAGCGCGTTGTGCATGACGTCTATAAGAAGCGCCAGCGCGTCGCTCAGAACGCGATCGCCATCAGTAGGGTAACAGATACCCTTGACGCCAATATCCCACCAGAGCAGCAGACGCCAGCCAATTTGCAGCAATTTATATTCTCCGGCCGCAGAACAACTGACGGTACAGATATCGCTGTCACGTCTGCTGAAGAGCTGGCTACCGGAGCATATCAGGACTGGTCACGTCAGCTCAGCGCTGAACTGCTCAAAGCCGGTGATGATGTACGCAAATTCTTTGAGCAGAGTAAGGCTCTTGGCGAGCAGCGCTTCCGCAGCCTCTTCGAACAGCAGGCAGCTAAATCTGCACAGTTCCAGATCCTGAAGGAGCTTTACGGTGAAGACACCGGAAACCCACAGGCGAAGAAAATCGCCCAGGTATGGAATGACGTTACGAGCCGGGCCCGCCAGGAGATGAACGACAACGGTTTTGATATCGGACTGCGTGATGACTGGCATCTGCCGTATGTTGACGATGCTGATTTTATCCGCAATGCAGGGCGCGATGAGTGGCTCGCATCATTACCAGTCGCAGAACAGGCCAAAGCGCGACTCTCAGGCCGCCAGCCACCGATTGAGTTCGCTCGCCAGGCGTGGGTTGATGATGTCTACAACACTCAGGATCGCAGCAACTACGTTAATCCGGACGGCAGCCCGATGAATGACATCGAGTACCGCCAGGCACTGGAAGCGATATTCGAAACGAAGGCTACCGACGGCGCGAACAAAATCGACCCGGGCGCATTCATGGGTACTGGTGGGATTAAGAACCGTGGGTCCCAGAGCAGGGTGATGGCGTTCAAGGATGCACAATCTCACTTTGCCTACATGGAGCGCTACACGCAGCAACCTGTTGCTGGCGTGATGATGTCGCACCTGCAATCTTCGTCCCGCGATCTTGGCGTCGTTAAAGCATTCGGCCCGGATGCTGCCCGCAACTTTTCCATGGTGCTGGACCGCGTATATCAGCGTGCGGTAACCGGCGGTAAGGAAGTCGGCAAGATGAACGACGAGCGCAAGATGGTTGAGCGCATGTTTAATTCAATGGCCGGGCTTAACGGTGCCGCATCTTCCAGCGTGTTCACATCAGCGGTTGGTGGGCTGCGCAACCTGATGACCAGTGCCATGCTGGGTACCAGCGTACTGACGGCAACCAGCGATCAGGCCATCATGCGCGCCAATGCCCAGGCTCTTGGTTTCACTCGTGACGGTATGCGCCTGTCAGCCAACACGATTAAAAATCTGTTCAGTGGTGATGCCAAAAAGGCTAATGCAGAGCTTGGCCTGCTGGTGGACTCGCACGCAGCTGTAGTCTCAAAGATGGGCGGCTTTGACCTGTCACGCGGAATCACTGGCTGGTTCGCAGAAAAGACACTGAAGTGGTCAGGTCTAATCGCAATGGACCGCGCAAACAAAGCGTCTTTCGGCCTGCTGATGTACAAAAACATTGGTGAACTGACCCGCAAATTTAAGACGCTTGATGAAGTGAAAGGGTCAGATAAAACCATCCTGGCTAATAAAGGCTGGAGCAACGAAGACTGGTCCATCATGGCTGCGGCAGACCTCAGGCCAATGACAACCTCCGGACATATGGGCATGACGCCTGATGCTATTTACGCCGTGCCCGATGACGTGATCGCCGGCATAATGGCTGACCGCATTGCACAGGTTCGCGCCGGGAGTGAATCGGCGCTGGCAGCCCTGGGAGATCTCCCGCCTGAACGCCTTAAGCGGATGAAAGAAGCATTCGACGCAGAAGCAGAGCAGACCATAACGCGAATGGTGCGTAACGCCCGCGCTGAAGCAGCGCAGAAATTGCTGGGTATCACACACGGTGAAATGACCAGTGCCGTAACTACTGCCACCGGCCTGGATACCTACGCCAGAGACGATGCTGGCCAGTTAATTAAGAGCTTCATGCTCTTTAAAACCACCCCGTTTGCAGGCTTCCGCCAGTTGGTTAACCGGGCCAATGATTTGGATACGGTTCCTGCCATCAAATTCCTGGCTTCGTATATCGCTGGCACTACACTGGCAGGGATGTTCGCTAACCAGATGAATAGCCTGCTGACTGGTAATGATCCACTGGATATGACAAAGCCGACGACGTGGGTGCAGGCGCTACTGAAGGGCGGTTCATTCGGTATCTACGGCGATTTCCTGTTCCAGGACCACACCCAATACGGCTCAAGTATCGCGGCCACCATTGGCGGACCGGTACTGAGCTTTGCCGAGCAGTTAACCAAGCTGCTGATCACGAACCCGCAGAAGGCTCTACAGGGTGAGAAAACTTCATTCGGTGCCGATGCGCTGAAGACCGCCCGCATGATCACACCATTCGCCAACCTCTGGTATGCAAAGGCGATCACCAATCATCTGATCCTTCAGCAGCTTCAGGAAATGGCGAACCCAGGATACAACGACAGGGTAAGGGACCGCGCACAGCGGGAGTTCAACACTACAAGTTGGTGGGAGCCTGGCGAGACAACTCCGCGCAGAGCGCCAGATTTAGGTAAGGCGGTAGGACAATGACAGATATTATGACCAATATCGGATTAATAGTTTTCTGGTTTTTGGTAGTGGTTGTGACCGGTACTTTTTATTTATGGGCGGTTATATTCGCGATAAAAAAAGGCTGGCTTGGCGAGACATCTTCGAAGGTCGTTTATTTCGCGACCTTCGTTATTCTTGCTGCAATAGTGTTTAAGCTTCCATTGCTGTGACATGTCACGAGGCCGCCATGCGGCCTTTTCTTTTATGTCGTTTCCTGCTTCAGTTTTTCCACGCAGTAATCGAGATGCATTTGCAGATCCTTCATGGACATCTGGGAGCTGGTTACGTAGTTCACCAGCGCTGCCAGTTCTGCCATCGGGCCATCAACGTTAAAGCCATCCTCGTTGAGTTGTCTCAGCAACGTCATCAGGTGTGACTCTTCAACCAGGGATCGGACGCCTCCCGGCGTGTGTATTCGTTCAGCAAATCCTTTTTCCAGCGGGTGATAATACTGACGTTGCATCTCATGTTCTCCATGCAATTACTGTATATATAAACAGTATCAGATGATGCCCTCCTTATCCAGCACGATATGTGAATTACCTGTAAGGTAATAAGTACTGTGTTTGTTATTCATTCAATTCATATAAGGCTTGTCAGGTAATAAACTGTCCTGATGATGCACGCGCGCCGGGCGCTGCTTTTCAGGAGACAGGCCATGACGGTATCAACCGTAGTTGACCATAACGATTACACGGGGAACGGCGTTACGACATCTTTCCCGTATACCTTCCGCATATTCAATAAGACAGATCTTGCCGTATCGGTTGTCGACCTTGACGAAAACATTACGGTTATGGTGCTTGATACGGACTATACGGTGACGAATGCCGGTGGTTATAACGGCGGTAATGTAGTCCTAACAGCGCCGCTGGCGACAGGATGGCAGATCTCTGTTGCGCGAGAGCTTGAACCAACGCAGGAAACCGACCTGCGTAACCAGGGGAAGTTTTTTGCGGAGGTGCATGAGGATGCATTTGACAAGCTGACCATGCTGATCCAGCAGGGCATCAGTATGTTTCGCCTGGCGCTGCGTAAGCCTACCAGTATTGCTAACTGGTACGATGCACTGAATAACTACATTCGCAACGTGAAAGACCCGCGTGACCCGCAGGATGCAGCCACAAAGAACTATGTCGATATCCTGGCGAGTTCAAACCTGAACAGAACACTTCGCACCCCTGAAAATATTCCTTCATTGCCTGGCGCGTCAGTCAGGGCAAATAAGATTGTGGCCTTCGACAACTCAGGTAATCCGATGGTGACATTGCCACCTTCAGGATCTGCAAGTGACGTGCTTATCGAACTCGCCAAGCCAACCGGTGCTGATCATAGTGGTATAGCTCAAGGTGGGACAGTCCAGAACGCTCTTACGTCAATTTATCTTGATGGGTTCCCCGGTGTTGATAATACAGGTAAGACTGATTCTACAGCGGGAATTATTGCCGCAATTGAGTCAATTGTGGGTGCCGGGTATAACAGCTGCTATATCATCGGAACCCAAAAATTCGCTAAATTTAAGTTTGGCCGCGGCATCTATATGTTTGGTGATATCGTTCTGCCTTCAGGCTGTGTCTTTGAAGGTGAGAGCGAGTGGGTTACTCGATACAAACAAAAGCCAGGAAGCTCTTTCCTCTTCAAAACACAGGGAACACAAGACTATGCGACAGGCGGGATCACGAAGCGCTATGTTGGAGGTGGGATCCGAAATGCATCAATTGGTGCTGGATATGTTGAAGGGTTAGAGCCTATACCGGCAGGTGTTGGCGGTATTCTGATTCAGTATGCGTCCTGGTTCCAGATGGAGCATGTGACACTCAAGCATATTAATGGAACAGGTCTGCATTTAGATGAGGTTTGGGATGTAGACATAATGACTACCCAGATTCAGGCCTGTGGTCTTGGGTATACATCGAGCAATAACGTTGTTGGGTTGCACATGGGACCTGGAACAAGCGCCAATGATGGATGTAATGCCATTAGATTTACCGGATTCCACATTGAGGGATGTCCTAAATTATTTGAAATACTGGAACGCACTCGCCACGTATCCTTTGCTGAGGCAAAGCTTGAAGCTTCACCTACTAGCGTATCGAGCATAATTCAGGGAGTTAACGAGGTATCATTTCCTAACGCAGAATTATCATGGCAACGCTCTGACTTTCCGATGATTTATGCTGCCAATGGTAATAACGATGGAGTTAGTTTTAACGGCGCTCGATTGATATCAAACGCTTCGACGCCTGGCTGGTACTTCCAGTACAACTCTGCAAACGGTCCATTAAAACTGAATAACATTCACGCCAGGGCGGTTAAGAAAATTGTTGAGGGCAGTAATATCCAGATGGTTGGTGCCTCGAGCTGGTTCTCTGGACCGTGCCTTGTTAATGCCTTCCAGAAGGCCCTGATTCACAATTGCGACTTTAGAGCAAACAGACCGTCCACTGCTACTGACGGAACTGAAGATGCTATTGTGTTTACCGGAACTGACTGTGAGGCAGTAAATAATACGATCGAATGTGGAGGTTCTAACTCTGATGGGGCAGCTGCAATTAACGTTACCTCAGGTGCCACTAATGCGAAGGTAAGCGATAATACATTTGCGGGAGCCAAGCAGTACGGGATAAGGCAAAACGCAGCAGTTACGAGCAAGTGGATTAGGGATAACAGACTTTCAGCCACAGCAAACTATGGCAGCCTTATTCTAGGCCCAGTTCCTCTTTATACCATTGTGTCACCTAATTCAGCAGGTATTGGTTTAGGTGGTGTCAATGGCACTCCAGCTCCAATTGCAATTGCAGTTAACGCTTCTGTTGCAGGATTACCTGCCGCCGGTTGCACCCTGTTATTACTTCGCTTCTCATATGGGGGTAGTACGGCATCAGCACTTATTCTCGTTGATGCGTCAACTAACGGTATTGTCATCCTTGGACAGACATCAACTTCTGGTGGCAACGTTCTGCAAACAGGAACAGGTGCGGCTGGTGATGGCTCGATCAGGATCTCCAAATCAGGAGCGGTCGTTACATTCACTAACTTTACGGTGGCGGCCGCAACGCTGACGGCAACATCACTAAGTGCAGTAGCATAAAAAAAGCCCCCGATATTCGGGGGAATAAAATTAATCACGACTTGGAGCATTTCCAAGTTTTATAATCAATGCCCCATCGCTCATCTCAATGCTGCCAGGGTTAGGCCACACCGGCATAGACCTGGCAGCATTATCAAGCCCACCAAGTTTTCCATTCTCGACTTTATGCATTTGAGCCACTCCGCTTTTAGCCATAAAGTTCATTATCCTTCTGTTCTTACCTCCATCCCATGAGAAGAAAGAGTTCCCAAATGAGTGCATTTTCTCAGGCCATACTCTGTCATTTTTCCAGGCCCCATGAAAATATACAGGAGTTCTAGCCTGGTCAAAGTCAGGATATTTTGCATAGACTGACATTAAAATCCTGTTAGCCATTTGGACATCAGCTTGGTAAGAGGCGTAATCTGCAAAAATCATTTTGTTTGAATAAACTGATCCGCTTAACATCAATATTATACATGAGATAATAGCTATTGATTTTTTACCAAGCAGGAAAAGAAGCATTCCAACTGAAGTTGAGAACCCAACGCTAAGAGCGGTCATTGTTCTTTCAGGCATTGTGCCACCGAAAGCAACGTTAATCAGGAATGGCGAAAATACAGATATAACCACTAGAGCATACAGGAATGGTGATTTAATTCCTTTTATAAGAAGCAATATTATAGATGCCAGTGCAGATATAAATGCGATAAAATAACATGATAGTCCGACTGGTGCTGTAGCCGTGATGTAGCTTTCTATATAATTTAAGATAGATGCAATTGAGTTAGTCATACCAGCAGTAGACCACGATATCTTGTCATCAAGATATCCCTCGTTCACGAAGCCTGTGTATGCCTGTGCAAATCGTGATGCAAGGCTGTAGATTATCACTGATACAGCAGCAAGCACGGCGAATTTCACCAGCACAAAGAGCGAATCTTTTTGTGTTATCCTTTCTCTTAGCAGATCAAATGTCACCACTGATATAATCATGCTAACAGGTAGGAATACCATTGACTGATAAATTGAAGATGACATTACATAACAGATAACCGATACCAGCGTTCCATAACTTAAAACCTTATACCCAGTCAGTTTAAATGCATAAACTGAAATAGATGCAAGTAAAAATGCAATTCCAACGGTATCGCTCTGGTTAGAAAATGCTATCTGATATGTAAACTGGGGAATGGAAACATAAAGCACAGCAATAACTGAGGCGTAAAATTTATCAAGGCCTGTAGATATCGCAAACACTGATGCTGAAAGTGAAAAAGCGACAACTGCCAACAATGGAGTAAAGAATGCTGCAAATGGTTCTTGGAGAATATACTCTCTAAGTAACGCATGACCCCACCTGCCAAGGCTTATAGTCTGAGCAAAGTTATTTGAAAACTCTTCATCTATTGATAGTGAGAAATTGGTTATCTCGAAACCGTAAAGAGCCAGTCCGCAAACCATAGACAATAAAAAGTAAAGCCTAAAATCTACAATATTATTGTTAGTCATTTCTTTGCCTTCAATATATAGCGAGGACGGTTCTTGACCTCAACATAAATCCTTCCAATGTACTCACCGAGAACGCCGATCCCGATTAGCTGAACCCCACCGAGGAACAGAATCGAAACCAGTAACGATGGGTAACCAGGAACATTGTTGCCAAACAACAATTTATCGACAATCATCCAAGCGCCATAAAGGAACGAAATACCGGCAACGAATAAGCCGATATATGTCCACATGCGCAGCGGGAAGGTCGAGAAACTAGTGATGCCTTCAAGAGCCAGGTTCCATAGCTTCCATCCATTGAACTTGGTACTTCCTGCAACGCGTTCTGCCCTGGCGTATTCCACTACGTCAGTGCGCCCACCGACCCAGCTAAGCACGCCTTTCATGAACAGGTTGCGCTCGGGCATCAGCTTAATATTCTCCACTACATCGCGGGACATCAAACGGAAGTCGCCCACGTTCTCTTCAATCTGCGGGTTGCTGATTTTGTTATGCAGCTTATAGAACCATTCGGCTGTTTTACGCTTAAGGTGACCGTCAGTAGAGCGATCTGAACGCTTGGCCAGAACCATGTCAGCTCCATCCTGCCATTTAGCTATCAGGTGCGGAATAACTTCAATCGGGTCCTGCAAGTCGACATCGATAGGGATTATTGCATCACCAGTGGCATTATCCAGCCCGGCGAAAAGTGCAGGTTCCTTACCAAAGTTGCGGGTAAATGAGAGCGGCACAACAAGCGGATCAGCGATAGCAAGCGCGTTTATGATAGATTCTGTCGCGTCTTTGCTACCGTCATTTATGAAGACTATCTCAACTTCATGCCACTTTAACTCTTCAAACTCCCGCACCGTTTTATAGAAGATCGGAATTGCTTCTTCTTCATTAAAGACCGGAACGACCAGAGAAATTTTCATTTCGCATCCCTAAACACAATGAATTTTGAGTAGACGAAGCCGCACACCAGACTGATGACGGAAAATATGATTAACGTGATAATTGGTGCCATTCCAGATTTGTCACCTGCTAGGCCAACAATGGCGCTAAGAGCCCCCATAAACCCAACATAAAGCATGTATCTCATGGTGGTTGTCGATGCTCTAAACGTGAATCTTGCATTTGCAAAGAAACTGAATGACACAGCGACTATGAACCCTGAAAAATTCCCTATCGCCTGGCTGGCGTGTAACCAATAAATGCAGATTGCAAACACAACCCAGTGAATGAGTGTGTTAATCACACCTATCGAAGTGTATCTGGCAAATAACTTAAGCACTGTTTCATCCGTAAAAAATAAAACATCACTTTATCACCTTTAGGGTAATTTCGTTAAGAGTTATCCGATGAAATTTAATCCACATATGGTTTATTGTGTATGATGAACTCACCAACCAAGGGGGTTCTTTATGCACATTAAACGGTGGTCACTATGTCTGCATCCATGACGGTGTCAGATGTCAATCAGGGGCTTAGCATTGGTGCGCTTGGCGCGTGGCTGGTGGGCGTCCCGTCAGAAGTGGTTATCGGTGGTCTGGCCGGGGCGGTAATTTTCGTTACCTTCGCGGCAGAATATCCGATAAAGCGCAGGTTACTTCTTTCTGTCATCAGCTTCTTCTGCGGGCTTCTCTTCTACAAACCAACGGCAACTATCCTCATCGGCCTTGCGGCAATGCTTCCCGGCGTGACTCCTGACATGTTCGAGAAAGGTGTCGTGTTCTCTGCCGGTTCTTTCGTCTCCTCAATCGTTGCTGTCCGCATCGGCTCATGGCTGTATCACCGTTCTGAAAATCCGCGCGACCTGATCCCGGGGAGAAAAGACGATGACCAGTCCTGAGATGCTTCTCATCCTTAACGCCGCTATCTGTGGTGGCATTGCAATCCGAGTTCTTCTGTTTCGTCGTGACGGGGCACGCCATCGCTGGTGGGGTGGATGGCTCGCCTACGTGCTGATCGTCGTGGCCGCCAGCGTTCCTATCCGGACGTTCTACGGGTACTACGTCAGCGCCGACTGGTCAGAAGTCATCATTAAAGCCGTGTTCCTGGCTGCGCTCATCAAGACAAAAGGGAACGTGGTGCAAATCTTCAAGATAACGAGGTCCCAGCATGGACATTAATCAGTTTCAGCGTGCAGCTGGTATCAGTGACGTGCTGGCCACACGCTGGTTTCCGCATATCACCGCTGCCATGAAAGAGTTTGGTATCGATATTCCTGAGCACCAGGCGATGTTTATCGCGCAGGTGGGGCATGAGTCTGGCGGCTTTACCAGGTTGCAGGAGAACTTCAATTACAGCGTGACCGGGCTGGCTGGATTCGTCCGAGCTGGCCGACTCACGCAGGGACAGGCCAACGCGCTGGGTCGCCGTGCTGGTGAGCCATCACTGCCACTGGAGCGCCAGCGTGCCATCGCCAACCTGGTGTACAGCAAACGCATGGGGAATAACGGGCCTACTGACGGTTGGTTTTATCGCGGTCGCGGGCTTATCCAGATCACAGGACTGAACAACTACCGCGACTGTGGCAACGGCCTGAAGGTGGATCTGGTTAAACAACCTGAACTGCTGGCGCAGGATGAGTACGCTGCCCGCAGCGCTGCGTGGTTCTTTGCCACTAAAGGCTGCATGAAGTACACCGGCGACCTGGTGCGCGTCACGCAGATCATCAATGGCGGCCAGAATGGCATCGATGACCGGCGCGCTCGTTACGGTGCTGCCCGTAAGGCTCTTTTATGAAAAGAATAATCTCTTCACTCATCCCAAGATGGGAGACGGATACTGTTGCTCTGCAAGAAACAGAGCGAGGCATGGAGATAGTTTGCAGTTATTCAGACATTGAACCTGGCGAGTGGTTTGATGGAATGTGTGAACTGAAAACTTTTACCTGGCTGAACTGGTCATGGCCTTATGGCGAGCCAATTAACGTTAGGCGCTTTCAGCCAAAGGCAATCCTATGATCTGGGCATTCGTCAAAGCGTACTGGAAACAGTTGCTTATCGTGGTGATGCTTGCTGCCTTGGTTATAGGCGGAGTGGTTGCCTGGAATGTCCACGGAGACCAGCAGTACGCCGCCGGTTATGCGAAGGCGCAGGCAGACCGCAAAGCCGAAGATGAGAAAGCTCGTCAGCAGGACGAAAAGGAGAAAGCGACCAATGAACGTGAAGCGCAGCAGAGGATCGACCAGGCGCGCAATGATGCTCTTGATGCTGCCGCTCGCGCTGGCCGGTTGCAGCAACAGCTCGTTGCCATCCGTGAGCAGCTCAGGCAGTATAACGCCACTGTCGGCTCTGGGGCGTCAGCCGCAGACACCGGAGTTTTGCTTGCCGACGTGCTCAGCAAATCTCTCGAGCGAAACCGACAACTGGCAGAGTACGCTGACAGGGCCGCCGAAGCCGGACGAGTCTGCGAAAAGCAGTACGATTCGTTGACCAGGTGA